CATGATTTAGCGCGTTTATTTCGTAATAAACCGAATGATGATCAAACAAATATTGAGTTTAAAGAAACATTTATGCTGAATTTAATCAGTGGAAATGTGTATGTGCGGAAATATTATTACCACAAGCAACTTAATCAGCTTGTAGTGATCAACAATGCTTCAGTTTTACCAAAATTGAATGATAAAGGTAAAAAAGAGTACCACATCACTTATTTTGATGGAAAAAAGGAAATCTTAACTGACAAAGAAATTTGGCACGTTAGATTATTTGGTACTGGCTTGGTTGGAATGTCGCCTTTGGCATTTGGTGCTAGATCAATCGGTATTGGGTTGGCAACCGATGATAAAGTCGGACGAGTCATGGAAAATGGTGCAAAACCTTCAGGTACGCTCTCTACTGATAAAACTTTAAAGAAAGAACAGCGCCAAGCACTTCGTGAGGAAATGTCTGATCTTGTTTCTGGAGATGATTGGTTTCTTCCAGTGCTTGAAGGTGGCTTGAAATTTGAAAAAATTAGTTTAACACCTGAAGATATTGAACTTTTATCAACTAGACGTTTTACAGTTGAGGAAGTTTGTCGTTTTTATGGTGTTCCAAGCGTATTGATTAACGATACCAGTGGTTCAACGGTATGGGGTAGTGGTATTGAGCAGCTTGTGGAATCATTTTATCGGTTTGGATTACGTCCTTATTTTGAGCGCATTGAAGAGTCGGCAAGGTTAAATTTATTGGACCGTGTTGATTGGGATACCTTTGAGTTTGAATTCAAGATCAAGGACCTTTTACGTGCCTCAATTGCTTCCCGTATTGCCAATAATAAAGTACGGATTGAAAGTGGTCAGTCCACGATTAATGAAGTACGGATTGAAGAAGGTTATGCACCAGTTGATGGTGGAGATAATTTAATGGTTGCAGCTCAGTTATTGACGCTGGATCGTGTTATTGAGGGGCAACGAGGTGAACAAAAAAATGAGCCGTAATCATTTAAATATGCGAGATGCACAAGTTCAAAAGCCGAATGTACAAATTCGGCTTTTGCCATTTTCAGATGTCAAATTAAGATTCGATGAAAATCAAGACAAAAATTCTGCATTTGAATTCGACGGATATGCTGTTCGTTGGGAAAGTATCAATTCACATGGTGAACAATTTGTAAAAGGAGCTTTTACAGATTTTATTAATGCTGTGGCGGCTGGTGCTATGCGATGTCATATGTATTACAACCATGGCCATCGTTATGACTGGATTAGTCCTGAATTTGCGATGCGCATCGGCAAATGGCTGAAGCTTGAAGAAGATGATATTGGTTTTAAAGTTTCAGGACGGCTTACACCTGGTTTAAGTCTTGCCAAAGATGTACGAGCAATGCTTGAAGATGAAACGATAGATGGTTTGTCGATAGCATTCTTTTATCCTGATCCAATGGACATTGAAGATATGGGTAAATATGTTCGTATTAAACGAGCAAGTCTATATGAAATCAGTGTTTGTGATGAACCTAGTGATCGAAATGCACGTGTTTCTGATTCTGATATGCGAGATATTCAAACTGAAACAGATATGAAGCTTTATCTCGGACGAAAGTTTCATCTTGATGAAGCAGCGGCATCATCCTTAATCCAACGTGTTCAAAGTATTGGCCAAGATCAACAAGGAATAAAAATAGATCCATTTGCTTGGTTAGACCAAGTTTAAATTTTTTAAATGAAACAAACATGACCGCCTTTAATGGCGGTTTTCTTTTTTAAAAGGAAAAAATATGACTGCTCATCAAAAACTGCCACTCATTGGCTCAATGCAAATTTTTACCCGTAACGAAGGTGGTAACCCACTTGATACGGCATCAGCAGAGTTAAAAAAACGTTTAAAACAATTAGATGATTTAATTGAAAGTCGTCAAACCCAGTTAGCCAATCTACCAGATGATGCTAAAGCGGAGTTGGAAGAACGGGCAAAAGACATTGCGAAATTAGTCGCCGATATTGATCAAATCAAAACTGATTTGGTTAATCAAGCAAAAACTCGTTCTGAAGACGAACAAGGTGGTATTGCAGCAATTTTGGTCCGTAATACCGAAGCTTTAGAAATTGCCAAAACTATGCTTGAAAAACGTCAGAAAAATACTTCTGTTGCGTTTGATGGTATCAAAGCACGTAATATTATTACTTTGGGATCATTGGGCGAAAATTATCAATACGCCAAAAATGATTTAAATCGTGTGCCATGGCAACCATTAACTGTGGTTGATCTTATTAATTGGGCACCTATCCAGGGTGATATTGTAACGTTGTTGCGTGAAACGGCATGGAATTTAATGGCAGACATTGTTCCTGAAGGTACGATGAAGCCTGAATCATTGCTTAAATTTGATACCCAAGTCCTGAATGTAGGCACCATTGCACATTGGATTCAGGTATCAAATCAGGTGCTTGCAGATATGCCAATGCTTGCGGCATATATCGAGTCACGTTTGGCATATGGTATTCGTTATAAACTTGAATATTTTGTGATTAATGGCCATGTTCCTGCATCGGGTCAACCTAAAAACTTTAGTGGTTTAATGGAAGCTGGAAATTATCTCACGATTGACGCTGTAGCTGGTGATACTTCACTTGATGTTTTGAACAAAGCGAAATACAAAGCAGCGGCTTCATTTATTCAACCTGAATGTTACATTCTAAATCCGCAAGATTGGGGTGCAATCGAGCGTTTAAAGGGTGCAGATGGACATTACTTAATTGGTGTACCGACTGGAACAGGTGTTCAAGCGTTCTTATGGGGGCTACCTGTTCGTTTTAGTCCAGTTCAAGCTGCCGAAAAATTCTGGTGCGGTAATTTGTCAATCGGTTTTGATGGCTATATCCGTGAAGATGTTGATACACAAGTTTCATTGGAAGATGGTGATAATTTCCGTAAAAACTTGGCAACAGTACGTTCAGAAATGCGTGCAGCAGGTGGGGTCATTGTTCCAGATGCCAATGTTGCAGGTGATTTACCAAAAGTTGGCAGTGGTAGTGGCGGTGCTGATGGTGGTGAAGGTGGCGGTGCTTAATACCTAAATTTATTGAATTAAAAGCAGTCTTCGGACTGCTTTTTTTACCTCTTTTTATGTCAAAAAAAGGCTATTTTTATGAGTGACTTAATTACTTTAGAAATGACAAAAAAGCACTTACGCGTGATTCATGAGCGTGACGATGCATATATTGAGTTATTGATAAAAGCAGCTACACAGAACGTACTGGATTTCATTGATTTTTCGGATTGGGATGCGGTTAAAGAAAAATATAAAGGTGCAATTCCTGAAAATTTATCAGTTGCTGCATTGTTGATTATCTCTGACATGTATCAAAACCGCGCATCTCAAACAGACGTTAATTTATATGTGAACCGTGCATGTGAAAACTTGATGTTTCCATCACGAAATATGGGGGTCTAAATGCAATCAGGTGATCTAGACCATCTATTCGATGTTTATGAACAAACTGAAGAAAAAAATGCTGGTGGTCAAAAAAAACAAATATGGAAAAAGATTGGTCAATTTTATGGTGGAGTGCTACCGATCAGCGCCAATTCATTTGTCCAGTCAAGCGTTCAAGGTTCAGCTTTAATTTGTCGGGTTGTCATGCGTCCAGATGATTTTCCAGAAATATCTGCAATTCATATTATCCAGGATGTCGATACAAAAGAAACTTATAAAATTTCAGGTGCATTACCAGTCAATAAAGGTAAGAAAACCTTAATGTGTACAGTAGGGAAATTATCAAATGGAATTTGACTTCAAGATTGATGGGTTGTCAGATTTAACTGAGCAACTTCAAAGTCTTGAAAAGCTTGGTAAACAAAAACAACTCACACAAAATGCACTTTTTTACGCTTCCGAACCAATATTTGAAGAAATTAAGCGGAATGCACCAAAAGCTGAAAAAGCCTATTACAGATATTACCGTGGTTCAGCTAGAGCGAGATTAGCTGGACGACCTCAAAATACACGTAAGCTAAAAAGACCAGGCACACTTCGGAGAAATATTGCTCGAAAACGTATTCGAGTCAATGGCGGTGTTGCAGTGGGGATTTATATCAAATCTAAAGCATTTTATTACCGTTTTATAGAAAGGGGCACACCCACTTTTGCTGCTGTACCTTTTGTACGTCCAGCATATGACAGGTACAAAGAAGTTGCTGTTGAACGTTTCAAAGATAAATACGGGACATATGTTAAGGCAGCATTCGAAAAAAGAATGATTGCACTAGAAGGAATAAATGATGTTAGCGAGTGAAATTATTTATTCGGTGCTTGCGCCATTGTTTAACGGTCAAGTTGCACCAGCACCGCTTGCAATGGGGCAAAAGGTTGAAGGTACTTACATTACATACCAGGGCATTTCAGAAGAGGCATTGAATACAGTCAAAGAATGGACTGGCTATGAGCAACTTCGCGTACAAATCAATATTCACAATGCAGACAAGATTCAATGTGAATTGGATGCAAGGATCGTAAAACGTGCAATCAGCGAACAGAAATTATCATCTTGTTCATTATTGGGTGGTCAAGATGGAGGGTTTGATGATGAAACACAACTATATCAGCACCAAGTTGATATTTTAATCTGGCAAAATTAGGAGCATAACATGGCTGATAAGGCTTTAATTGATTCCCAGGGGATCACAATCTCATACAAATTACCGTCTGAACAAGCTTTTTCAGAATTGCTTGAAGTCACAGATAGTCCATTACCGACCAAAAAGCGTGAAGTTGATGACATTACAACAGTGAAGTCAACTCACAAAGAAACAGCAGCAGCTGGTGTAATTAGTGCTGATGATTTAGC